ATTAAATAATTTCATCAGATTCGCAATCGCGTATTTCTTTAAGTGAAGCAATAGCCTTTCTATATCGATATAAACGAATGCGAAGGGATTCGCGTTCAGCAGTAAGTTTTTTGAACTTTTCTTCATCACGTTCTAGTCTTTTAAGTAATTCATCGAGCATTAGCATTTTTCTGTATCCTCAATAATTCATCAATAATTTGTAGCATTAAGGGTTCAGCCCGATTACAGAAACATCTTTTAGATGCTTTCGAATCATTCGAGAAAACGTATAAGATCCTATTTAATTCAAAAACTAAACCTTCAATGATAACTGGTTCATCATTCATAATAAATCCTCTTAGTTACAGGAATAGTTTATCTATTCCATAAAACAATAGTAACAGTAATGTTACATAAAAGCAAGGAAAAGTCGGTATATAATTGTAATGCAATGTAAATAAAATCCGGTAACTTCAACTTGCAAAACAGCGAAGGCAGGAGCCGAAGCTAGGACAGGATGTCCGCAAACACGAGCGCAACCGCGAGTTAATAGCGAACTATTACAGTGAGTACGCACAGTCAAACACTTGTTCCTAACTGTGCGGACTGACACTTGTATAAGTTCAGTCAAAGAGGTATCATATAGATACCAAAACAGGAGCACATCATGCGACGCTACAAAGAAGGCAGAAAAAGCACAAAACGTTCATTCAAAAGAGGCACCCGTGTAAACGGTAAAAATACAGGCCCGCGTCCAATGAGAGGCGGAACACGCCTTTAATGGCATGTTTCAAACCTCTAGATGCCTGGCGAACTCCGAACGGGCAAATAGTCTTCTATGATTCGCCAGACACACAATATCAACAAATACCATGCGGACAATGCATAGGTTGCAGAATGCAAAGGGCCAACGAATGGGCATTAAGGTGCATGCACGAAGCAAGTCTACATCAGGAAAATTGCTTTATTACGCTTACGTACCGGCCCGAAGATCTACCCCCCGATGGTGGTCTACGAAAAAAACACTTTCAAAACTTTATGAAAAGGTTAAGAAAACACTTAGCGCCCAAAAAAATAAAATTCTACATGTGCGGAGAATATGGTGATAAAAATAATAGGCCACACTATCACGCTCTTATCTTTGGCCACGATTTTCACGATCGCATTCTATACGGTCAAACTCAAAGCGGACATGACCTCTACATGTCCCCAACTCTCGAAAAATTATGGAAACACGGATACGTTCAAGTCGGAGATGTCACATATGAATCGGCAGCGTATGTAGCACGCTATATCATGAAAAAAATAAATGGCAGATCGGCTGACCAGGTGGACGAAAAAACAGGATTAAAACCATATGAACGATTTAATGACTTCACTGGTGAAATTCATGCAGTCTTGCCAGAATATACCACTATGTCTCGTGGTGGCCGCGATGGTAACGGCATTGCTAGTGATTGGATTGCACGATTTTCTAACGATTGCTATCCCAAGGATTACGTCACACATAACGGAATAAAAAGAAAGATACCTAGGTATTACGATGAAAAAGTAAAAAAATACGACCCCGATTTAATAGATTCAATAAAAGCGCATAGAGCGCATAAAGGATACGAGAGCAAGGATAATACGCCTGAGCGCCTTGCAACTCGTGAAGTAGTAGCAAAGGCAAAAACAAAACCCTTGATAAGGAGTCTCTAAAATGCAAAAAGTAATTATTTCAGTCAAAGATACAGTCGCGGAGATATTCAATGATCCACGTGTCGAAATTAATGCAGCAAGCGCTATTCGCGCTTTCACAAACTCAATCCAGGACAATAAAAACAAAGATGATTTCACTCTGTATATCATTGGAGAATTCGATACACAAAATGGAGAAGTCAAAGGATGTGAACCCGTCAAAATCTATTCAGGACACGATGTAAAAACTAATAACATACCAGAAGCAGCATAAAAAAAGGGGGCGAAAGCCCCCTAACTTTCGGAGAAAAACATGAAATCAGTAATGACTCACAGTTTTAGTCAAACACCACAAATCTCAGCACCACGTTCTAAGTTCGATCGCTCTCATGGACACAAATTCACAATGGACGCAGGCTGGCTTGTTCCCTATTACTGGGACAGCGTATTACCAGGTGATACCTTCAACATGCGATCAACAATATTCGCACGCATGGCTACACCACTATTCCCGATTATGGATAACATGTATCTGGATACTCATTTTTTCTTCGTACCAAACCGTATTATATGGGATAACTGGCGTAAATTCTGCGGAGAACAAACAGACCCTGGTGATTCAATAGATTATCAAATTCCTGTTTTATCAGATTCAGGATCAACATTGTTTTCAGAAGCAGATTTTTCAGCTGTATCATCAGCAACGCTATGTGAATCATTAATGAATTATATGGGAATACCAGATGGTATTGGACCAAGTAATGTAGATGATATAAGTGCAATGCCATTCAGGGCTTATTCGCGAATATATAATGAATGGTTTCGCGATCAGAACTTAATAGATAGTGAAGATGCTGGATTAGTAACAGGAGATGGACCAGATAATTTAAATTCAGCAGCAAATAGGCACCATTTGAAAAGGCGGGGTAAAAGACACGACTACTGGACATCAGCATTGCCCTGGCCCCAGAAGGGCGACGCAGTAACACTACCACTAGGAACTATATCACCGATTAAAGGATTAATGCTCGAGCAAAGGACGGCAGGTGGCGCAGTATCTCAAACTGGTGCTGAGTCTGGTAATACTTCAAACACTTCATGGACTGGTTGGGAGGTGGCTAGTACACAAGAAACACCCGCATCTGACCAGGTTACAATTGCTATAAAGCAAGATTCTGTAACTACAGACCATCCAGATATATATGCAGATTTATCAAATGCGACAGCAGCAACAATTAATGACTTAAGAGAAGCATTTCAGGTACAAAAACTACTAGAAAGAGATGCTAGAGCTGGAACACGCTACCCAGAAATAGTAGCAAATCATTTTGGCGTAAGATTCTATGATGTATCCTACAGACCAGAATATCTTGGCGGTGGTTCAACACCCATAAACATAAACCCAGTAGCACAAACAGACACAAGTGTAGGTGATTTAGCAGCATTCGCAACAGCGGGCTCATCTAATAACGGATTCAGCAAATCATTCGTTGAACATGGAATAGTTATGGGTATCTGCTCAGTTAGGGCAGACTTAACATATCAGCAGGGATTAGACCGTCATTTCTCACATTCAACTAGGTACGACATATATTGGCCTGCATTAGCGCATTTAGGTGAGCAGGAAATTCTTAATAAAGAAATATACTGCGATGGATCCGCAAACGATGACCTGGTATTTGGATACCAGGAAAGGTATGCAGAGTATAGATATAAAAAATCACAAATCAGCGGCTTATTTCAATCAGCAGCAACAGCATCATTAGACGCATGGCATTTAAGCCAGGAGTTTGCATCACTTCCAACACTAGGACAGACATTTATCGAAGAAAATCCACCGTTAGACAGAGTAATAGCAGTACCAAGTGAACCACATTTTATTGTAGATACATATCAACGATTAATCTGTGCAAGGCCAATGCCTGTATTCGGTGTCCCTGGCATGATTGACCACTTTTAAAGGAGATAAAAATGATTCCAGCAATAATTGGCGCAGCAGCAAGTGCATTAGCAGGACCGGCAATTTCATATCTTGGTGGTAAAAAACAGATAGACAGTACCGAGACTATGGCGAAGGACCAGCGAGTATTTGAAGCTGAAGAGGCTCTCAAAGCTCGAGATTTCTCTAGTGCACAAGCATTATTACAAAGAGATTGGTCAAGTGCAGAAGCATTAAAAAGTAGAGCTTTTCAGCAGGAAATGAGTAGTAGTGCTGTAAGAAGAAGAATGGCAGATATGAGATCAGCTGGTATAAACCCAATATTGGCAGGAAAATATGATGCATCAACACCTGCAGGCGCTATGCCAGGTGGCAATATGGCACAAACAGTAGCAGCAAAAGGTACCGGAGGCGGACCTCTGGTAAATCCTGCATCAGGATTTGCTAATTTTAATCCAGCACAAAGCGCAATAGCTCTAAAAAGGCAAATAGCAGAGACAGATTTCATAGAAGCAAAAACTAATGCAATAACGCCAGTATCAGAAGCAGGTAAAGTAGCAGGAGAAATAGCAGATAAAGCGCGAGGAAATTGGGATAGCGGTAAAAGTGGAGCGTTTGAAGTATTCAGACAATCTCAAGAACTAGGAAAAGATTTGAACGATATAATACAAAATAATATCAATAAATTAAAAGGTTCAATAAATAAACGAAAAAAACCTGGCTACCATATAGATATTGGTGGTCCAACACACGGTAATTACACATATCAACCGAGGTAAAAACATGTTCAAAAAACCAAGACCAGAAGGCTATATAGCTCCGGTAATAGACTGCCAGCAAGCAATAATCGACGGCGAAGAAATTCGCGTTGAACAATCACATAAAGACGAAGTAAATATCAATAATATAGTAAAACGAGCTGGCGGAATGGAGCTAATAGCTAAAGTGAATGCTCTCACACAATTCGAATACGACGATGTAACTGGAAATGACTTTCAGGAGTCAATGAATGCAATAATTAAAGCCAGGGATACATTCGATCAGGTTCCATCAGCAATAAGAAAACAATTTGATAATGATCCAGCTAAATTTATGGATTTTGTTCATAATCCGGTAAACAGCGATTCACTCATAGAAATGGGCTTGAAAAAAGCCCCAGAAGTAATACCACCGATAGAAGTGGTAGTAAAAAACCCAGAGACTCCGCCGGCAGAGGGGTAAAAAAAGGGGGGCGAAAGCCCCCCTAATTTTAATCAGATTCGTCAAATTCTGATTTGTCTCCAATAGTATCAATAATAAAATCGGTGCTTTCATAGAGCTTTATAGCATGTCTATATCGATGTCTAGCAACGCGTAAACGGTCGCGTTCTTTTTGAGCAATTTTGATTTGCTCATCAACTAAAGCCAAA